CTCAAATTGTCATTTTTCTTTTGGAGTCTTACTCTTCTGCCTGTTGTGCTAGATAAATTTTTTAAGAAAAATCAAAAATGAGCCGTGGTTTTTTATTTCTTGTGTAACACAATCGCACATTCAATCGAATGTTGCGTCGCTGCCAAATGTTTACTCAATGCTTGACGGATTTCGTCTTCTTCTTTCGAGGTGATTTCACCGTCTTCTAAATCCTTTTCTAATAAAGCAAATAACAAGCCACGAGCCGAAAGCTCGTGCAGTTGTAAATTGGCAAGCTCAACCTTGTCTAATTCATCCTCAGCCACATCAGGTACAAAACGGCCACCAGCATTTCGGCAAAGCTCATCGATAAAATCAGTGCATCCATACTCAAGTTGCAGTGCAATCAATTCTTCATTTTTGAATCGTTGGCCTTTTATTTGATAAAGGCGATTCTTTAATTCACTTTCGGTAAAACCTAGGAATCCTGCTACCGCACTTCTCCCCCCAGGAATCCGATCAATCATTTCGATAATAACTTTCTTCATTGCCATAATTTTTGCCTTGTTTTTATGGTTTTCTTTTGCGCCAATATGAGTAAATTAATCTTGCTGGTTGCGTAGGACTGACCAATTCACATCAGGTCTTAATTCCTCGCAAGTAACCTGTTTATTAGTTAAATTTTCAATGTCAGGGCAACGCTCCGCAGGGACTTGTGTTTTCTCCCATTTAGCAACCGCCCAAGGTAATATCCCGAAATGTTTAGCTAATGCTGACTTTCCGCCAACAATAGAAAATACTTTTTGTAGTGGGGTCATAACTGATTATCCTATTTAAAACTACTTTAAGTAGATATATTACTACTTAAAATAGACTTGAGGCAACTATTTTTTATTAGGTATGATCTACCGTTAGTAGGAATAATAGTGGAGGGCTGCTAATGAACTTGTCTGATCGACTAAGTAAATTGATGAGCGAAAATCCAAAAGCGACAATAGCAGAATTAAGTAGAGTTGCAGGGGTTAGCTATGAAATGGCTCGCAGATATATACTCGGAACTGCCGAACCAAGAAAAGAAAAGTTAGAAAAAATAGCCGAATACTTTAATGTCAAGCCTAGCTGGCTACAATTTGGCGAGGGTCAGCAGGAAGAAACTAAACAGATTGAATCAAACGTAGCCGAAACAGGCTCATTTGATCTGTGGGATCGCAATACGCCATTAAACGATGACGAAGTAGAAATTCCGCTTTTCCAAGAAATCCGTTTAGCCGCCGGAAATGGTTTTGCTGATGACATTATGGATTACAACAACTTCAAACTGCGCTTTTCTCGCGCCACATTAAGACGGCAAGGCGTGCAGTATGAAAATGCGGTATGCGTGGTAGCAGACGGTAATTCAATGGAACCGGTGATTCCAAACGGCGCGACCATTGGCATTGATACCGGCAATAAGGCTATTCGCGATGGCAGCATTTACGCCATTAATCACGGCGGGCTATTGCGGATCAAACTGCTCTACAATATGCCAAACAATCAAATAAAAATCCGTAGCTATAACACAGACGAGTACGACGACGAAATAGCCGGTCTTGATGATGTTTCCGTGATTGGCAAGGTGTTTTGGTACTCGGTGTTGTTGTAGTGGTGGAGCATAGGAGTTATTTGTAATATCCATCAAAGCTAGAAGTTGAATTTTTTGGAAGAGAGAGTTGTGTTGGATTTATAATGAAATAAAAAAAACAATTAATAAAATTTAAAAAAAGGTGAAAATATGTCTAAAACCTATATTAAAGAAATTAGAATAAATAAATTTCGAGGCTTAAAAAACATTACATTACCAATTGCAGAAAGGATTACGCTAATATCAGGAAAAAATGCTACATCGAAATCTACAATTTTAGGTATTATTGCCCATACGTTTAATTTCAAGAATAATTACATTACTAATAAAAGCATTGAAAATAGAACTATTTGGGGAGAGTTTTTTATCTCTAAATTTAGTGAGCATTTTAAATTGTCAGAAACTTACGACCCTATTTATTCCATGAATTTAGAAGGTATTGTATTTGATAAGCACAGCCAACAAGATATTGTGTTTACTCAAGAGCTAGGGGACTACACAAAACAAGAACGACAACGTGTCGTTGTAAGATACGTTGACTCAAACAAACAAAAACAAGACCGAAAGATAACTCACCCAGTTATTTATCTTGGATTAAAAAGGCTTTTTCCAATAGTAGAAAGACAAAACCAAAAAGCAGAATTTGATTATTTTTCAAATCAAGCTAATAAGGAAGAGTTTATTACATTATCAAATAGAATTCTATTAAAGACGCACCAAAATTCTTCAACTAATATGACAAGCACAGCATCTAAGTTTCTTACTTCTACAGTTGCTCATGGAAATAATTATGATAATGAATCAGTATCTGTCGGTGAAGATAATATAGGGCAAATACTTTTAGCTTTATTATCCTTCAAAAAACTAAAATCTGAAATGAAGAATGAATATCAAGGTGGGATACTGCTGATAGATGAGGTTGAAAATAGTTTATTCCCAGCAGCTCAGCAAGAGTTATTGCGCGTGCTTAATGAATTTGCGAGTGAATATAGTCTCCAGATTGTAATGACTTCACATTCTCCTGTTTTAATGAAAGAAGTATTAAAGCTCAATCAAGACAAAAATAAGCTACTGTACTTAACCAATTCATATGGAGAAATTGAGTTAACTAATTGGGAGTTGGAGCAAATAGAAGCTGATATATCTGGTGTAGTAATCAATAAAGCTAAAACTACCCCTAAAAAAATTGATTGTTATGTTGAAGATGAAGAAGCAAAAAATCTATTAAATACACTACTAAATAGACATAAAATTAAGAAACATTTGAAAATTGATTATATTAAAGGTTTTGGTTGCTCTGAATATATAAGGCTAATAGAAAAAATGCCACATATCAAAAAAAACACTATAATTATTCTAGATGGTGACCTAAAGCCTGATAAAGAAAAAACAAATAAATTAACAATCAGCAAGATTAAACATCCGAACGCATTAACTTTACCTACTAATTTGCCACCAGATCAATTGCTTTTTTTAATTCTACATAACTTACCAGATAATGATAATTATTGGCGAAATTCATTGATGTTTACAAAACCTGTTTTTAGTAATGCTGCAAAGGAAGTTTATTCTAAATTTTTAATTCCTTCTCAAATATTAAGTTGTAACGAATTTGAAAAAATAATAGATACATATAGAAAGAAACAAGCTACAGAACAAAAACCGGGAAAACGGGTGCGGGATATTTTTAAAGATTTCTTCAAGAGTACTACTATTAATAATGTTTGTAAATCTTGCAATCCTTTTGAATACTACTTTTTTAGACAAAGTAACGGAAAAACATTAAAAGAGGAATTTCTTCAAGAGCTCATAAATAAGCTATTAAAACAAGGGATAATACTGGCCGACTCTAAGAAAAGTTGCTATAATACCGATAAATTGAGGTAAGATTATGAAAAACACCCCCCTACGTTATCCTGGTGGCAAAGCTAAATTTGCCCCAGTAATTAAACAGATTATTGAAAAAAATAATCTTCATGGGCACTACATAGAACCCTATGCAGGTGGGGCTGGTGTCGCTCTTGATTTGCTTTTTAGTGGTTACTGCAGCGATATTCATATCAATGATTTAGATTTGGCCATCTATCATTTCTGGAAATCCATCACTGAACAAACGGAAGATTTCATTCGCTTAACTAATGATACGAAAGTAACTATTGAAGAGTGGCACAAACAAAAAAACATACTCAAACAGAAAGAAAATATCTCTCCTTTAGAGTATGGTTTTGCAGCATTCTTTCTTAATCGTACCAACCGTTCGGGTATTCTGAAAGCTGGTGTTATTGGTGGACTAAATCAAACTGGCAATTACAAACTAGATTGCCGTTTTAATAAAGCGGATTTAATTCAGCGAATAGAAAGAATTGGTAGTGTGGCCAAGCATATTCATGTTACCAATTTTGATACTGAGGAATGGCTTTCTACGCTTGATGATAACATTCCTGCTAACTCACTAATTTATCTCGATCCACCATACTATGAAAAAGGGCAAGGGCTTTATCGTAACTATTACCAACATAAGGACCACGTTGCTATTCAAGAAAAGTTGGCCAAGGTAAAAATGCATTGGGTTGTCTCTTATGATAATCACCCAAACATTAGAGAAATTTACCACCAATACCGCCAAAGTGAATACTCGCTGAATTACTCAGCTAATAAAAAGATGAAAGCGACTGAAATTGTTATTTACAGTGATA